ACAAAATTCACGCGATGTTCCTGATTTATTTCTTTTTCTTGATTTCTTAATGTATTTATAACGGATTTTATAAAGACCATTTTTTGAATCTAATGTTGAAAATCCATTCGGGTCAGACCAGATTTCATTTTTACCTTCTTGGTCAAGAATAATATTTCTAATCTTTTCAAACTTTGACATCTTAACTTCTTCGATTGAAGCGTCAGCCCATTCTTGTTCACTGACATTATCTTCATGCGCCAATCTTTCGTCAACAATTTCCCATTCATTTTCATCAATTGTTTCACCTTGTAAATTATCAAGCAAAGAATCACCAAGTTCGACATCAAGAAACGGTTTCTGATCTTCCAATTCTGTCATTTCAACACCAGTTTCTTCTTCTTTTGTGTCGTCATCAATATCTTCTTGGTCAATTATTTCGTCCATGAATGACAGTGGAAGTGTTGGTCTAAAATACAAGTCAAGTGAAATATTATTAAAAGCAAGAACTGTGTCAATGATTTCAATGATTTCTTCTTGCAATCCTTTAATCACAATGTTTTGAAATAGAAGTGTTGCATTTTTTATTTCATCTGCATTGTTTCCAAGACCGTCATTTCCTTCACGAATTCCCAAAAGCATTGGTGATGTAACACGATGACCAACAACAAGTTTTTTGAAACATTCGTCCGCTAAATAACGATAATGTTCTGGTGCGTCATTTAAGGGAACATCTGTCACTTCTGTTCTAGCTTCTGAATTGTCATTGAATGAAACAATTACTTTTTCACCCCTTGAACCAGTAAGTTTGTTCACAACATCATTTTTAATTTGTTGCATTTTTTCTGGTGTGCTTACACCGTTGTTAAAGTTTACAATCTTTGTCCCGCTAAATGAATTTAAACAATCGTTAATCAAATAATCTGCGATTTCACTTTCAAGTTTACAATAAGGAAGTGCGCCAATATATGAAGGCGCAGAATAATAATATGAACCCGTTTGATAAGGTTTTAAAACAATTAGTTCAATTCCATTCTTTTGATTTCCAAAACCAAAGTTGTCAAGTTTTGTCAATTTATCATTTGTCTTTACAGTTGCCCAATCTGGTGAATAATACCATGCTTCGATTTCGCCGTCTTCATTACATTTCTGCGCCCTTAAATTTTGCATGGGGAAATGTTCAACTTTGACAATTTTACCGTCACGATATGCAAGTTGAAAAGCTGACATGCCCAGAATATATCTGTCTTTGATAAACTTCTGCAAACATTGTGGTGAAAACAATGACATTGCTTGTGCGTATTCATCGGGTTTTCTGGAACTGTCTAACGCGTTTAAACCTCGACCATATATCATTGCACAAATTCCGTTAATGATTGAATTGTTGGTGGTCGAATTTAAATACATTTGAATTAAATAATCGAAATAAAGATTGTCTTCGCCATACATCACATAATCTTTTTGTTTTGTTTCAATGATTAATGGTGAAGTATATTCCGATAAATGTGTGATAAATAAATTGTCCATAATTTTTTTTATTATTCGTCAAAAACGATGTATTCATTTTCGGTTTCATGTTCGTCATAAATGTCTTGTCCAGACGAATTTGTTTGAATCGAATATGTTGAAATATTTTGTGATGTTGCAAACACAATATCACGATAAACAACATCAGAACCGTCTTTGACAACGAAACGATAAAACACACCTTCAGTCAATTTTGACGCACCCGTGAAGACGATTGATGTCTTTAAATAATAAGCTTCTTTGACAAAAGTTGGTGACAATGTAAACGATTTATTTTCGTCTTGATTTGTCATTTCAATTGTCGTTGCATTATATTTTCGCGGTATAAATTTGATGTCTTGGGTGACCGAATTATCGGGTGTTAATATTATCATTTTAACCTTTAATTTAAAAACTAAAAAAAGCCGATTTTGTTAAGGTTTTTTAAATATTATGTAAAATAGAAAAATGAAAAAAAAGTAAAAATTCGTACGAAGGAAAATTTCGACTGTTGCATTATCTCGAAAAAAAGGTGTGGTTATATTCCAAAGGGGTGAAAGTGTCTTAAAAACGATGTCGAAAAACATGTGTTCACATACATTTTAGACAAAAAAAAACATAAAAAAAGGGGTGAAAAACACCCCAATTTTTGAAAGTAAAAAAAAGAACTTTTTTACGAATTTGTGCCGACCACAACCGTTGTGTTTGTTGTGTCGTCAATAATGCTAGGGTCAACTAAATAAGCGGGAAATCTTTCACCGCCAGTGCCGACAATATTATAGCCGTTAGCGTCACCCATACCCGCGCCAGTTGTAGTGTTCACCGCAACTTCAACGCCGTTTTCAAGACCCGCCATAAAGAATTTTCCGTTATAATCTTCAATGATTACTTGTGGTCTTGCATATGACAAAAGTTTTAATTCTTTTCTAAAAACTTTGTCTTGCTTTTTAAATAATGCAGTTATTGTTTGCGTCCAAAATGATGTTCCGTTTTCCCTTGAATTTTCATTTGTTTCTTCAAAACTGTTCGCACCTTTAACAACATATTTATAAAGCGTGAGTGGTGAAGCAAATCCAGTAATTTGGTCGTCTGCGTCTGTCGTCATTGTTTCAAGTAGTCCGTCAACATAGTTGATGAAATATAAACAGTGAATCCCGCCGACATTGTCTTTACATGGTTCGTTTCTTCCGATAGATAAATCACATGACATATTTTATAAATTTAAAAGGTTAATAAAAGGGGACAGAATTAACCGTCCCCATTTGTTTTGACTGTTATCCGTAAACAACAATATCTGATTCAATTCCAAGGTTTGCCGTTGCCGTCATTCTCATGATTACACGCACATTTTGACTTCCGTCTAAATCTGACATGTCAAGAAGTTTCACTTCATTTGTGTCATTTAATAACCCAGTTGAGAAAATGAAATCTTGTTTTAAACCACACATTGCATGGTTGTCAGCAAGACCATTTGCAACAAAGATTTGAACACCGTCAAACGATAGACCCGCCGTTCCATTATACCATTGCGTTCCCTTTGCGTCTGTACCACTGTTGTTTTCTGCATTTAAGAAACTTCCGAATCCACCTAATGCACGAACATATGCTTTCGCCATGTTTTGTGATATATATAAATATAAATCGTCTTTTCCGTACACCTTTGAAGGTATTGCGTCGATTATTTTCCCAAGTTCAGCGATAACATTCCCCGCGTTTACTGTTGTTCCCGCAACTTTAACAGTTGACGCAGAAGCGTCCCCAAGCGTCCAGAATCCATCGAATTCACCGCCAGTTGCGTTTGTTCCTTCCCAAAGTGTTTCTTCAATATGTTCTGCAACTTTTCCAGAAACATGTGCAATTAAATAATCGCTGAAAGAACTTGGAAGTCCGTTCGGGTTATATGCGCTAATTCCCATTTGAATCGCGTCCCATGTGTTAATAAAATCCGCCTTACATAATTGAAGGTTAACTTGGAAATCTTCTGGTTCACAAACGATTTCTGATAATGTAACCGAAGAATCTGGTGTGAAGTCACAAGATCCGTCCGCTACTAAAGAACCAGTTTCAACCCTTTGAATTACTGATTTGTATTTTACATTTGGCATAATCTCAACCACGCCAGATGAAAGTGTGTTTCCGCTTAAAAGTGCCGCGGAAATGTACTTTGATGAAAATTCCCCGCTATATGAACTTGTAATTGTTACAGTTGTAGCAAGGTTCGTTTTTTGTAAATTTGACATTTTTTTAAAATTTAAGTTTAATAATTAATTATTTCCGAATAATCTGGCATATACATTGTCAATTGCTGATTTTCTTCTTTTCTGTCCGTACTGGATGTTAAGTTTCGTTTCAACTTTTGATTCTGGGTTATGCTTGAAAGTTTTTACATCTTGTGAAAGATTTTGTGCTGACATTCCAACTGCGTCTTCTTCAACCTTTTTTTCTTCTTTGTCCGCGTCTTTTTTAGATTCTTTGTCAGCTTTTAAGTCAGCGACCGCGTCTTCAAGGTTTTTGATTCTTTTTTCCATTCCCGCCCAATCTTGAACATCAGCTTCTTTTCCATGGTCTTTCATTTCGTCTTCTTCTTCTTCCTTGTCTTTTTTCATTTCGTCTTCGTCTTTTTTGTACCCTAATGAAGCGATGATTCCTTCTTCTTCAACAATAAGTTCCGAATTGTCTTCCATTAAATATGTTCCTTGTGGAACTGGAATTTTTTGTTCGTCTTCTGTCAAAATGAAAACTTCGCTTCCGTTTTCGAACTTGTCCGATTCAAATGTCGTCCCGTTCTCCAACTTTCTTGTTTCGAAATTAACTTCCAAACCAAGAATCGTTTTGATTTTATTCAAAGTTTCTTTTGCTTCCATAACGGTTTTAATATTAAAATGATTATTTATTATAAATAACTTGTTATTTTTTTAGTGTTGTAAATTCAAATTTTTCCAATGCCTTGATTCATGATTCCACCTTTGCAACATTTTCGTGAATAAGTCAAGCCGTCATCACATAGACACGCGCGTCTGTTTGATTTTGGTGAAGTTTTTCCAACAATGAAAAGTTTACGCATTTTTGACCACATCTTTAATTCTGTTTAAAAGTTCATTTTCGATTGAATGTTGTTCGCATGGCATAAACCATTCGTTTCCGTCATCGTCTTCATGAATATGAAATCCTTTGCAACCCAAATCCATGGCAATCTTTTCGGCTTTTTCTTTTGATGAATATGCAAGACGGTCATCAAAAATCATAAATTCGTCACTGACCTTTTGTGTTTTTAATTTATCTTTTTGTTTGTCTTGTGGTCTTTGTAATTTGTCAGCGAAATATCCTTCGATTGAAAAACCTTTTATTTCATCATTCTTGACTTTTTGCCAAACTTCATCATTGTCAACTTTCATTGCAATAACCCATGTGCCGACTGGATAATTTAAACCATAAAAATTTGACTTATCTTGTTTACTGTCTTCAACAATCCAAGATTCAACAATTGTCATTCCTTCAAGATATTTGTCTTGGTGTTCAAGTGTCGCTTTGTTTTGATTGCCTTTTTTAAAAAACAATTGTGACGCTTTTCGAACTGTATCTTTTGAGAAATAAATATAAAATTCTTGTTCACCGTTTCTTCTGAATATTGGTTTGTCTGGTATTAAACCCGCGCCAACAAGAAGGCGTTTTTCGTCATCAACCTTTTTTAATAAAATATGATCTTGATTTTTTGCGTCTTTTAGCGCAACGAAATCTTCTTCGATTGCGGGTCTTTCAACGACAGAAACTGCGTCAATTCCAGACATTTCTTCGTTTTCGTCAATTATTAATTCAATTATGTTCATGGCTTTATTTTTAAAAACTTTTAGATTATTATTTTGTTTTATATTCCCGCGCTTGAAACAATGTTTCGTTCCATGCTTTGTGCGGTTGTCACATCGTTAGCAACAACAAACGCTTGGACTGGTTCTGTTTGTCCAAGTGCTTCAGCTAATTGATTGACACCCCCTTGATTAAAATTCAAACTTGGTTGTGCTAGTTCTGGCGTTGCAACATCAGTTGACGCGGAAGGTGTTCCACCACCACCCGTTGTGGTTGACGGCGGTGTTGACGGTGTTGTTGACTTTGATTTTAAGTTCTGGATTGCTTTTTTAGAAGCTGACAGACCCGCACCAATTTCTGCAACCGCTTTAATTGTGTTTAATGCAACAAATGGTTGTCCCGCCGTGACTGGTGACTTTGCAAGTGCTTTCGCGTTTGCAATACCTAAATTCGAAATGATTTGTGAAACTGACGAAACTTGGTCTGTTACAATTCCCGCGATTGCTAATGCACGGGATTTTTTGCCACCTAGTTCTGCAATACTTTGCAAACCATTAATCAGATTCTTTGCACCCGTTAGTTTTTGTTGTCGCAAATGTTCTTCTTCACGCATTTCTTTGACACGGTCTGAAAGTTCTTTGTCTGCAATTTCTTTTCGTTTTTTTGCACCTTCTTCAGCATTTTCATTTTTTGCGTCAGTGATTTTTTGTTGTCTAGCTTTTTCAAGTTGTGCTTCTATTTCAGCAAGTTCATCTTTTGTCAATTGTTCCGCTTCAAATTGTGCAAGTGCTTTTTCTTGTAACACTGCAAATTCTTCGTCAATCTTTTCAAGTTCTAGTGCAAATTGTTCTTCTTCAGTCAATGCAGTTGCTTCACGGACTTCCCGTTTGAAATCTGCAAGTTCTTGTTCTTTTTTCTTTTCTTCTTCGACTTCTTTGTTTTTGTTAGCAATGTTTTGATTTGTTGCCGTTGTCAATTGTGTTTGAAGAAGTCGTTGCATTCTTAA